TCACTTGGCTCCGTGGAGACAAGTATGCACGAGATTTTTCACACCTACCAGAATGCACAGTGATACAGACATACGAATCCAAACCAGATCCAGATGCCATCAGACAGATATTAAAATTAGAACCAGACGTGATACACGTGTATTCAGATGCAGTGTTAAAAGAATTAGAGATTAGAAATTGGAGTCATACTAAACTGCGTCATGTAACATCAGCAGATCCTGATAAGAGTTTGTGGTTGGACTGTGAATCATTTGACCCTAGTGTTTAAGAACGACTGCGTCGTTCTGCTTTTCGCTCACGCTCAAGCATTTAAACAATCACATAACGAAGTTATGTCGTGCATCATGCAGATAGTTGATCCATACTTCACCCAGCAACGGGTAAAGTATGTTGCTTCATGCGAGATGAGCCTACCATTGTGTGAGAGGAAATTCCTTGCGGACGGAAGCGGTGACCCGCCAACTCCCTATTCCAGACTTCATTAGTCACGGGCAACTGACCCACCCTTCACAAACAAAGTGATCAGTTGTGATGTTGTATCTTTTTCACAGAGCATCTTCTTTTGTGCCTTAGTTAGCACTTGACTTGCAACTCAGGATTCACCCAACGTCTTATCGACTGCATTTCCTGGATCCGTAGATCAGTTGTGTTGCTATGTTATGCCTTGTTGTACTTTTTTAATTCTTCTTTAAGGATTCGGGAACCTCCTACCCTGACATTGATGATGCCATTGTAGTAGTCGTCGGATTCTAGTACTCGTCTTTCGAACTGTTCTCGAGCCTCGAGATAACTCATTACGCCTCTTGATTTGCAGATGTACAGTATTTCCCTTGTGAATTTGTCTTCGCCTAATTGTGCCACGTCAGCAAGTAGATGATCTGATGAACCCCAATAGTCCTTCCAGTCCGATTCCACCTTGCTTCTACGTTTGTTTATCCTGCCCTTGAGAGGCGGACGTGTCTTCTTGAATTTCGCTAGTTTTTTACCCACATACATTTTACCATTGGTTGTATTTGTAATAAGATATACAAATCCTTCGCAGTCTTCTGGCAGTGTGTCGAGTGTTTTACCTTGATAAGTCCATGGCATGAACTTACTTACTGATTATTTTTTTTGCTGTTGCTGTTTTTGAATTCGTGATGTTTTATATTGGTCTTCCAGCTCTTTACGTCTTTGACGTGCCAAAATTCTAATTTCCGCGAGCGCCTTTCTGGCGGCTACTTTGGTAGCAAGGCTTCGCCTTTCAGCAAACTTTTCGTTTGCCTTGAAGTATGCCATGTATGCTTTGGTGAGTTTATCGTGAGTATCATCTTGTATGGTCATAAGTTTCCACGTCGTTAGCATATGCTGTGAAGCCGTTTTCTTTGATCACCTTCAACACATTGTTCACACGTCCTATTAATTCATCCTTGTGACTGATTAAGAATATGTTTTTGCCTGATTCTCTGCTCATTTTCTTAAGAATAGCCAGAGCACTTTCAACACCTGCTGAATCCATACCAGAATCTATCAATTCATCCAAGAACAGCAAGTTGATGTTTTGATACAAGTTTTCCCAAACATCTCTAAATGCAAAACTTAAACCCAATATCAATCTATTACGTTCACCTCTGCTCAAATTATCAAAATCTAATTCTTGACCCAGTTGTGTGATCTCCACACTCAAATCATTTTTAAATGTGACCAAGTGTGGAAGACCCAATTGATCCAAGTAGTGTGTCAACCTGTTGTTCAAGAAGGTTAAGTTTTGATCAATTATCTTTTTCCTTATGAAGGAATCTTTGTTTGTAAGCAGTTTATACAAAAATTCTTGATGTTCTTTTAATTTTTGTAGTGCATTGGCAGTGTCCCAATTGATTTCTTGTACTGCTTGATTTTTTAATTCTTCTATCTGATCCAAATATGGATTAGTTTCTTCTTGTTTGTTGTTCAATGCTGTTTTGATAGATTCCACATACTGTCTGTGATCATATGCTTCTTTTAATGTGTCATAATATGTGTCCGGTCTTTGTGTCAAATCTCCCACAGTTTTTATATCTTTAAGAGTGGCTTCTAATTGATCTGCCAATTCCATCACATAACTGTTGGCTTCACCATATTCTTCTTCTAATTTTCTCTGCATTTCTTCAATTTTATCTTGAGGCAGATTCTGTCCACACGCATAACACGTGGCTTTGTGATTTAATTTTTCTAAATCTGTGTGCAGTTTTTTTGCTGTTTTGTCTGCTTGTTCAATGGTTGCTTCCAAACCAGCACGATCTTTTTGTAATTGTCTCAATGCATCATTTAATTTTGTCCAGTCATCCAGTTTTTGATGTGCTTCTAATTCATTGTCAATGTTAATTGCTTCTAATTCTTTTAAATTCTTTTTTAATTTTTCAATGTCTGTGCTGTTTTGATTTTGCCAAGCACTGCTTTTATTTTGTAAACTGTGTATTGTTTCTTCCACTTTTTCATTGGATATTTTTATTCCTTCTAAACGTGCGGTTTCTAATGCTATATCTTCTTTTGTGCTTTTGATGTGAGTTTTCAATATCTCTGCTTTTTCAGACAGCAGTTGTATTCCTAACAGTTGTTCGATAATGTCCTGTTGTTCGTTGGCGTGTAAACTTAAGAATGGTTGTGTGTATGTGTTCAACGCCACAATGTGTTTGAACATCTTAGGATTCATTCCAATCATTCTGTTCAAATCTTCCTGTGTTTTACGTGAATCTCCTTGACTTACATCTGAAAGTTCCTGTTCTTCCTCGTCAATAAAATATTTCATCACGTTGGGCTTTCGACCACGCTCTACTTTATAATTCTTACCGTCTTTTTCAAATGTGATTGTGACCAACATATTTTTACCGTTGGTTTTGTTTACAAGATTGTCTTTACGTATTTTTGTGAGTGCTTCCCCATACAGTGCATAAGACAACGCATTCACAATGGTTGTTTTACCTGTACCATTACGTGATCCTGCATCATCACCACCCATGTCTAGGTTTTCACCCAATACCAATGTTAACAGTTTTTGCTGAAAGTCTATGGCTTGGGTTTGATTACCCACACTCATAAAGTTTTTAACTGTAAGTGTTTTAATTACTATCATTGTTTAAATCTCTAAATATTTTTAGCAACACTGCTTTATCATAAGCATCTGATTCTATGGTTTCAATTTCTTTGGACACAATCTGATCTACAGATTCAAACTTTGTGATATCCAATTCTGTATTGATTTCCTCATCTTTTTTGCTTGGAATCAATGTGATTTCTCTACAATCATAATCCTTCATAAAAGTTTCTTTGATATAACTGGCTTCTTCAAAACTGATATCAATATCCAATGTGACTCGCAAGTGCATCTTGCTTTTCATTATTTCTTTTGTTTTGTCTAACAGTGTGCTTAATTTCACATTTCTATACTTGGGACAGTTTGGCCAATTGAAATACACAGGCTCTTTGTCGTGTTCCAGTATCATCATGCCTCGATCATCATCATCTACATCTGCGTAATTGTGTGGAAAAGGATTACCCAAGTAATGGATATTGTTTTTGACCTGTCTTTTGTGGAAGTGTCCAGAGAACACATATTCTTGATTGACAAAATCACTGCCTCGCAGTTCGCCTGTGTCAGGCATTTCCACCATGGCATTCATAAAAAAGTTTGGCAATTCAAAGTGCCCAAACATATATTTGCATTTCATTTTACCCACTTTTTTCCATTCATTGCCTATTAACCAAGGCACCATCACCACATCATCTATCTTTGTGATCTCGTTCACCATGGTGATACCTGGAATAAATCTTCCAAACTCTGTGGACTGAATGTCTCTGCTGTCTTTGTAGTATAAATCGTGATTACCTGGAAAGAAATAAAAGTTTTCAAATGCTTTGCCTAACTTTTCTAAACATCTAATGGAAGCATCCATAGTGGTTATGTTCACACTGTTTCTGTTGTGATGCCAGTCACCGCAAAACATTCCTGTTTCGCAACCATGCTCCTTGGCTAGAGCAATGTACCAATCGATAAATTCTTCGCAATCGTCGTTGTGTAATTTTGAATTGGATTTCAATCCAAAGTGTATATCGGTAAACACCGCTAATTTCTTGAACAAAATAATCTCCTACTTTCCTATAGAATAAACGAAAAAGTTGTATTTGTCAACTCTATTTTTTACGTTTGTTAACCGTTTTAGTTTTCGGTGCAGGTTTGGTTGCTTTGTGAGGCATAGATGCGTCTCCAGAAGTTTGTCTGGTCATACTAGGCATCATGTTGTTCAATTCTAAAATGTCATCTCTTATGTTTTGATTTCTTTTTTCGATATTGATTATTCTCACAAATGAATTGGTCACTGCCGCTGTGTAATAAGCAAATGGATTGTTAGATTTGGATTCATCAAACTGTAAACCAATCTGTGCCAATTGCAGTATGGCTTGTCCCTGCATTTCGTCATTGTACGTGTAACCTCTCACGTTACCTCTGGTACCATATCGTTCACACAGTTTCATCCACATTTTTGCCAATTCGTTGGTGGCTTTGCCGGCTTCTTTGTTAAAACGACCATTCTGCATTCCACCTTCCCAATGACTTTTGCCCACACAAATCAAATTGCCTTTTCTATCATATTTCCAATGCTGAAATGGAGGAAAGTTCACTTTCTGCTTGCCATCTGCCACTGTTTTAGGATTTCTTTTTCTGCCAGGTTCATCTGGCACGTGCTCATAGGTCATCACTCTGAACACCAGATCATCCTTGTCTATTTTACGATAATCTATCTCGCATTCGCTTAATTTGGTCTTGGGATTAGCGGCTTTGCGTTTTTCGTACTCTTGCTGTGTTAATTTCTTGGCTTTGTTTCTTTTGGCTTGGGCCACAGATCTTATGTTTATTGCATCTACATTTTTAACAATCAGATCATAACTGGAATAAGCATCGTCTGTAAAACTACAAAATGACGTTTTAGACTTGTGAATTTCTTCCAAAAGGTCTTTATTATTAAGATAATTGACTTTTTTCATTAGTATTCCTTTTTATATATCTCTTCATTATAAACTACTCAGTTAATTTTGTCAATAAATAAATGTAGGAGTATAACAAATGGCTTTTGGCGACAATTTTCTGAAACAAGCAGTGGACAGCATTAACAATGTTAATGTGTCTGAGTTCACTCAAAAGGGCAAAGACATAGCAAAAAACCTTCAAGGATTTCTGGACACAGGAGCAAACACATTAGGTAAAACACTGGACAGTGCTACAAATTTATTGGCAGGCAAAGCCAAAAGAATGAAAAGTCAACTATCAAAGTTTACTGATGCTAAAATAGATCTAAAAGCAGGTCCAGTTCAAGTAACTTGGAACGCTGGCGGTAAACAACAAGGTCCTGAAGATTTAGATTGGCGTGTGAGTTTATCGATTCCTCAAAATGTTAAAACTATAATGTCTGGATCATCAACATTGTTAGATCCTTTGAAAACAACAGGCAATAAATTAGTTTTTCCTTATACACCAACAGTTTTGGTAGGACACAGTGCTAACTGGAATCCGATGCAACCAGTTCACACCAACTATCCTTTTTATGCTTATGAAAATTCACGTGTGGATCAGATGACCATCACAGCAGACTTTTATGTACAAAATCAACAAGAAGCACAATATTGGGTGGCGGCAGTTCATTACTTAAGAACGATGACCAAAATGGCATATGGACAATCACCAGACAGAGGACAACCACCACCAGTGGTTTACCTGAATGGTTATGGAGATTTCACTTTTAACAATGTGCCGGTTATAATCACAAACTTTCAGTTTGATTTGAAAAGAGAAGTTGATTACGTCAGTACAAAATTAAACGTAGGCGGATCCACGGCAGTAGATACTGGTGATGTAACATCAGATACATCTTCGGGAAAATATGCTTGGGCACCAACAGAAAGTTTATTAACAATTGGTGTTGTTCCGCAGTACAGTAGAACAAAACAAACGCAATTCAATTTGAAAGATTATGTTAAGAATGGTGGATTGAAAGGAGATGGATTTATTTAATGACAGTTTATAATTCATCAAGTCCGTATGCTTCTACACAAATAGTTGATGATCAATATCTTGATCTGTTAACGATCAGACCAATTCCAGCCAAACCAGATGACATACTTTATACAGTAGAACCTCAATACAATCACAGACCAGACTTGTTGGCTTATGATCTTTACGGCAATCAAAAATTATGGTGGGTATTTGCTCAACGCAACATGGACACTATTTCAGATCCTGTATATGATCTCGTATCGGGCGTAGAAATTTATCTTCCTCAAGGACCTGCTCTTAGA